AGAGAAAGATATGTTTGTATCTGCAAAATCTTCTCTCGCAATGACGAGTGAAGTATTCAACGCAACGGGTATTAAACAAGTATCTATCTTTGGACTGAAAGGTTCAATAGGTGGTAAGAATGTAAACTTTACTGGAGATGTCTTCATGGGTAATGCGGGTGCGAAACCGTTTACCAGTGGTGCATCATTCTATGGTTCTTTCCACGGACAAGCAACTGAGTCTATCTTTGGATTGTTTGCATATAAATCTGAACGTGCTAAGTTTGCAGAAGTATCTGATTTAACACACTCACAATCATATGCAGAGGCCGCTACATCTGGTAGTACACTTGGACATACTGGTGGTGCTCCAGATATTGCAATAGACCAAGAAACAAATAAACCATTAGGGCCACCACCGATACCAGATATCGTTGCAGCTTACGGAACAGTCGGAGAGTTTGCAGTGCGTGATGTATCGATTGATAACGAAGATAAACTTAAGAACGCACTTGACTTTAGTGATGACTATCTAGGGTTCTTTGATAGACACCCAACCACTCAGGAAATTAGGTCAAAACTTAGAACAGAAAGTAAAAGAGATGAACTTCTGGGACAAATGGTTGCAGAAGGTAGAGTAAGTAAAACATCATTTAGAACAAAACCAAAACGTATTGGTAGAGTCAGTGGTAAAGAACCAACATCTAGATTTGGTTATACTGCGATAGGTAATGCAATGGAGAATAGGGGTAAAAGATTTACTCCGAAGAAACGATGAGTATATTAGTAGTAGACCCAGTATATAATCCTAATTTAGTTGCAACGATTACATCTGCAACAAAGTTAGGGCCTGGTATAACCATTGCAAAGTTTCTTGGTGCATATGGAGATAGAACATCTTTTAATCATATTGGTACTAAAAAAGAAAGAGAAGCGATTGCAAGACAACTATATCTACAAGCAGAAATGATGCGTATGATAAATGGTAATATAGATTTATTCAACAAAGTAAGATTGATAGTAAGTGAAGGTATCTATCGTGCAGGCCCAAATGAAACTCTATCTGGAGATACTCTTGCAAAGAGTAAAGGAGAGTTAGTATACTATCAAGTGATTGGTAATGACGGTATTGTTGATTTGGAAACAACATTTGATATTGCAGAATACTGGAAAGACTATGCGGACTATGGTGAGATAAGATTAGACTACGACTCTTATAATCCAGACAATACTCTTACTGCACAGATTGGAGTCCATATGCCTACTGTCGGAGAAGACTTTAATGTAAACTTTACCAGAATGATTAAAACTTTCTTTAATGGTCAACTACAATCTGACGGTGAGTTTGTCGAAATACTAGAATACTTTGATAGAAACGATAGAAGAGTACAAAGAAACTTATCCAGTAAGATTACCTACGATACGTCTGGTCAAAGTTCACATGGAAGAACCTTACAGAACCAACCACGAAACTTAGAAAAACAATTAGAAGCAGAAGAGACTATTGACAATCTTGCGGATACTCGTCCAGTAGGAAGTGGTCATGAGTTAACTAAAGTTCCAGAAAACTTAGATGTAGTACAAAGACACGTTATAAATGAACCAATAGATAGGAAAAGAATAATAGAAAGAACTGATAAACTTATTATCAACGGTAGAGAAGTAGACCCGAATAGTGCAGAAGGTAAAGCAGAACTTGAAAGAGGACAAAGACTCAGTAATAAATTCGATAAAATAAAACGAGAAAAAGATGCAAGAGTGCTTCAAAGTAAAATTGATAGGGGAGAAATTTCTGGATATACTGCTGGTGGTGGTTTAGGTGATGATGAAGATTTCTAACGATAAAATAATCAAACGAGTATAAATAGATACATGGGAAACGCATACGCAAAGGAAGACCAAGGAGATTTAAATGTTTTTAATATCTCTACCAGTCGTTCGTCTAATTATAAAGACATTGACTTAACTTTCAAAGCAAAAGGAACAAGTGGTGATATATTTAAGAAAGAGAATGCGGCCGCAGTAAAACAATCAATCAAAACTCTACTTCTAACAAATAGATTAGAGAAACCTTTTAATACTGACTTCGGTGGAGATATTCAAGGTAGATTGTTTGGACTTGCAATTGATAGTACTGCGAGTGAAATAAAAGACCAAGTATTATATACCATTGAGAAGTACGAACCCCGTGCAGAAGTATTAGACTTGATTGTCACACTTGACCCAGACAGAAATTCACTACATGTAAATGTAGAGTTTAAAGTAATAAATACGGGAGTTATAGTAGAATTTTCTACAGTAATCGAAAGGGTAAGATAACATGGGAACAACAACAATTAAATCAACCGCATTAGATTTTCAATCTATTAAAAGTAATTTAAAAACATTTCTTGCACAACAAGATGAATTTTCGGACTATAACTTTGAAGCATCTGGTCTTTCTAACATACTAGATGTTCTTGCGTACAACACACATTACAATGGACTAATTGCTAACTTTGCATTGAATGAGTCTTATCTTGGAAGTGCTCAGTTAAGAAGTTCTATTGTTTCACTTGCAGAAGGTATTGGTTATATACCAGACTCAATGAACTCTTCTCAAGGAGTTATTAATATGTCAATCAGTCTTGCGGGGGTTTCTGGTAGACCAAATAAAGTCACAATTGCAAGTGGATATAAATTTAATGCAACTGTAGATGACATCTCATATGTATTCCAGACTCAAGAAGAAATATCTGCAACCGATGACGGTTCTGGTGGATATAAGTTTCAAACTGCAGACGGTAGTGAAAACATTAAAGTATTTGAAGGAACTGCAAAGACTAAAACATTTTTAATTACTGGTCAAACCGAAAACTTTGCATACATTATTCCAGATGAAAATATGGATATTGATACTGCAGTTGTTAAGAACTTTGAGACTGCAAGTGGAGTAAACTTTTCAACCTTTACTGATTTAAGAAAGGCAACTAGTTTATCAGAACTATCAAGAATTTATATACTTAAAGAAAGTCCTAACGGAAACTTTGAACTTAGTTTTGGAAACAAGACTACTTTAGGTATATCACCAGTTGCGGGAAATAAGGTCACAGTTGACTATCTATCAGTAAAAGGTTCAGATGCTAATGGTGCAAAGATATTCGCACCACAAAGTCAAGTACAAGTAAATGGTGTTGGATACACCGCATCGGTCACAACAGTATCTAATTCTGCGGGTGGTGCTCCAAAAGAAACTGTAGAGTCTATCAGAACTACTGCACCGTTTCAGTATGCAACTCAAAACAGAGCTGTGACTGCAGAAGATTATGCAACCCTAACACAAAGAAACTTTAGTTCTTTACTAAAAGATATTACATCTTTTGGTGGAGAAGATGCACTTGAACCAGAATTTGGTGTAGTATTCTTATCACTATTATTTACTGACGCAATTGAAAACGATACCTTGACTGGCCCAACAACAAAACAAGAAACCAAAGACGCAATTGTAGATTTACTCAAAGATTTATCTGTTGCATCTTTTGATATTAAGTTTATTGACCCAGTTAAAACTTTTATTGAAACTACTACATTTTTTCAATTCAACCCTAATTTAACCAGTTTAACTGAAAACTCAATTAAGTCATCAATATCAAATGTAATTTCAAAATACTTTACTGACAACACTGGTAAATTTAAACAATCATTTAGAAGGTCTAACGTACTTACTTTGGTTGATGAAGTAAGTCCCGCAGTATTATCTTCTCGAATGAGTGTAAAAGTACAACAAAGATTTACTCCGACTCTTACTGCAGTAGAAAATCATAGTTTAAAATATCCAACTACAATTGCAACTGCAGATGATGTAAATAGAATTATAGAGTCTTCTGCGTTTACTTTTAATAACAATAGTTGTATTTTAAGAAACCGTTTAGGTTCTACAACAATTGAAGTATTTTCAAACACAACACAATCGGTGATTGTAGATAATGTTGGTTCTTTTAGTGGAGATACCGTGACTCTAACTGGATTACAAGTAGACTCAATTAACTCAGGGGATACTTTTATTAAGTTGAGTGTAGTGCCTGCAAATGAGTCTTTTGTCACACCATTAAGAGAAACCGTTGTCGAATTTGATAGTACAAGGTCAACAACACAAGCAGTTGAAGTAGATACGAGTGTAATAAACTAATATGGGACATAAAGTAGACGATACTCTAAGAGACGATAACCGTAGAGAACTTGCGTTTGCTACGGGTCGTGATGTTGAAAAAGTTTTACCAGAACACTTTAAAAGTGAGTATCCAAAACTTGTCTCGTTTTTAAAAGAATATTTTCACTTTGAAGATAGTGACGGTTCTCCAAGTAAATTAGTAAATGATTTATTTTATGCAAGAGATATCAATCAGGTAGATGAAACTTTACTTCCTTATATAGAGGACGAACTATTATTAGGTCAATCTTATTATGAAGGATTTATTGATAAAAGAACAGCAACAAAGTTTTCTCACAATTTATATAGTAGTAAAGGTACAAGATTTTCAATACAACAATTTTTTAGAATGTTCTACGGTATCGATGTAGAAGTAGACTATCCTAAAAAAGACATTTTTACTATAGGTTCGTCTGAGTTAGGTGCGGACTCAATTAAGTTTTTAACCAATAATGGTTTGTATCAAACTTTTTCAGTGCGAATAAAAAGTGAACTATCACAAACTACTTGGGAAAGACCATATAAATTATTTGTTCACCCTGCTGGAATGTTTATTGGTTCAGAAGTAAGATTAGAAAAAATTGGACTTCTTGGTACTTCCGCACCACTTTCTATCGTAGATGAAACTGCGGGTGAAATTGATGTGGTTGCTTCTAACACTGCAATGTTCAGTCAAGTAAATCAATTCGCACCAGAAGTCACTGGTCTTTTAGATAGTGGTGGTACAACTCTTAGAGTTATTAT